ATTTCTTGGTGCCAGATAGGAAAGTGAACTGTAGCAGAACCACCTCGGATGCCGTTTTGTGTGCAGCATCGTACAGTTGATTCAAACTTTTTAAGGAAGGGGACAACACCTGTGTGTTGTACCTCTCCGCCTCTGATTTTGCTGTTGATCCCACGGATTCTGCCAGCGTTAATGCCGATACCAGCCCTTTGTGCGACATAGTGACCAATAGCCATATCACTGCTAAAGATACTATCGAGGGTGTCATCAACATCAACGAGAACACAAGATGCAAATTGACGCAAGGGTGTTCTGACACCTGCCATGATTGGCGTTGGGATGTTGAGTCGGTGTTTTGAGATTGCGTCATAATACTTTTTGACGTATTCCAACCTATAATATTTGTCGTCATCTTGGAAGAGAGTCGCCGCCACCATCATGTACATAAACTGAGGCGTCTCGAAAATCTCTCCAGTTGAACGATCTTGTACGAGATATTTATCTGTTACTTGACGAATGCCAGCATATGTAAACAGGTAGTCACGATCATGATCCATGAAACTGTTCAGTTTATCCCACTCTTCTTCAGTATATTTACTTGCGATACCAGGATCATACACTCCTTGTTCAATACATTTTTGAACATGCTCCAACAAAGGAGGATGACCATCTGGATGTCCATTATAAACTGCTTTCCTAAGACTAAACAAAAGCAGACGTGCTGCCACGAACTGATAATTAGGAGCATCTAAATCGATCAGATCATTAGCAGAACGAATCAAAATCTCTTGAATATCAGAAGTCTGAATACCATCAAAGAACTGAAGATTTGCATTCATCTCGACTTGTGATTCGGACACACCAGCAAGACCTCTGCAAGCATGTTCTACCATTGCATGAATTTTATCAAGATCTAATGGAGTCTTTTCTCCATCACGCTTGATCACATAAGTTTCCTTCATACCTTTTTCCATTCGCTTAGTTTAATCTGTGCTTGTAAACCGCTGTAAGTATTGAATTCTACCAGAGATTGAACGTCATGTCCAGCGATAAACATGTCATTTAAATCTTTCTCTTGTATCTTATCTGGCCAAATTACTACCTCATGACCTCTATCTATAACTTTAACCATTCTATTGACAATTTCTGAATTCCTTTTCTCATTATCAAATACAAATACAACGTCTCTATCTTTCAAAAGATCCCAATCGATGTCTGCACCTGCCATAGCAATGGCATTATCGATGTAAAAACTATCGAAGGGTCCTTCTGTAATGTAGATTGTTTTGTTAAAGTCAACTCTATCGAGTCCAAATACTTTGGTCCTGTCCTCGTCTAGCATGATCGTGATGTAACGCATCGGATCATCTGGTACTAGGGACCTCCCCTGAAACCCAAACCATTCTCCATGCTTGTCAATGAAAGGGATAATGATTCTAGGGTGATCCTTCTTGACATTTGGAAACGTAGGTTTTTGTGTATTGACCCAAGTGCAAAAGTCCTCCGTATAATACAGATCAGAATAATTCTTCTGAGGTATCTGTCTTCCGAGGATGTATCCTAATGCTGGGTGCGAAGTATTTAGCTCTGCAATACTTTGCAGTTCGCCTTTCTTTTTGAATTTTGGTTTATTAAATTTTGGTTTAGGAACATATGATCCTTTACCTGTCGTTCCAGACTTGTACCTCTCCATGATATATTCATCATAGAGATCAGGTGCTTGATCTTTTAAGAAGTTTGGCAAAGTTCTACCAACACCACAATTGTGGCATTTGAATACCATGTCATTTTTTATACGAAAAAAATAACCTCGTGCCTTGTTCTTATGCTTCTGCGAATCACCGCAATAAGGGCATCGAAAGTTATAAAGATCGTTTTTCTTCCTTGAGAATTTATCGAGACGACTCGATAGAAGACTCACATAATAAGCATCAACCAATTCTATGGACCGCCTGGGGCGATTCCATCATACTCGATGTGCTATTGATTGTCAACTGCTTTAGAATTCTCTGTCCTGGCGACGATAGTAAAAAAGATATCACAGCAAGACCACCAAATATGGTCCACATCTTTTTCTCCATAATTCTGAGTCTTTCATCAATCTTACGGATGTCTCTCTCACATCCTTTCTTGATTGCATCCGTTTCTCTGGTGATGTCTTGATGAATTCTGTCAACCTTTTCAAACAAAACCTGATCGACTTGATCTTGCTTATCTAATTTTTCATTATGCACAGCAAGAAGTTGACCCATCTTCACGGAATTTTCCTGAAGGGTATCAACTACTCGTTCTAGTCTCTCTAGAATTGCTGAATTTATGTCGGACACATTACCTCGTCGCGTCGATCTCTGCGCCAGCACGCGCTTTCTTCTTAAGACTTTGCGTCTTTAGTTGCAATTGCTTTTGAAGTTCACGCTTTTTCATATCAATCTTTTTCTTTTCGATGGCAATCTTCTGCTGTGCCATCTGCTGCTTCATCTGATTGTCTTGATTTTGTTCCTGAACATTACGCATGTGCTTCATGCGCTTATTCATAAAGAACTTACCAGCATTAGCAGGCATGATTCTCTCGATTTCAATACTGCTTCTATGCATGGGAGAAATTACCATGCGAAGTTTACGTTGTAACTCTGCAGGAGAATTGGCATAGACGATGGTCTCACCAACCTCAGGAATGGTTACCTTATACTGAAACAATCTAGAGGGTGCTGTTGGATTTTCTTTTGACTCACCCAGTTTGTTACCAGGAGCAACTAACTTTTTGTCATCTTTAGTCTTCTTAAGTTTCTTACGAAACTTCAGCACAGGATCATACCCCGCATTGGGTCCTGTAGCAGCTGCGCTACTACTAAATCCCCCTGTTCCAGCAGTCATGACCGTCATAGTTTCTCCAAGTCTTCTTGTACGTCCTCATCGACCTCTAGTCGAGGCATCATATCTATAGGATATTTATTCAGATAAAGAAGTATGGTTTTCAATATACTCCAATATTCTCTCTCCAACTTGAAAAAGAGGAGAGGCGTTGCTGCTTCACCAAAAACATTATATAAGATGATCAAGTGATTAATAATCAAATGAATTCGGAGTTGTCCTCCACGAACATAACGCTTCAAGAGTCTTTTTAAATACTTGAAGCGTTTCATGTCCTCATCAAAATCCTCTCGTGTTACACAATGAGGATTTTCATAATGCTTAATGGCGAACAGAATGTAGTTAGACTCATTCAGTTCGTCAAATTTCATTAGCTACCAAATGTCAATGTTGCTACGGCAGAGATTACTTCAGGAGCACCATTGTCAGATGTTACCTTAACACGATACTGGTTGCCATCGTTGTCTGCAGTCTGACCTGTGAGTGCCAGGTTGGTGCTGGTTGCACCAGAAACATTCGAGAAACGACCAGAGGAGGTAAGTCTCTTCTGCCATTGGAATGCTGCTGTACCAGAGTTGGTAACGGAAGCGACAACAGCGAAGGTTGCTGCACCAGACGAAGTAGTCTTGTCGGTGTTGTTTGTGCTGAGGGTGATGGTGTTCGCTGCATCTGCTACGAGTGTATCATCAGTGTCATCACCTGCATCAGAAGCACTTGCATGTACGAATGCTAAGCACTCTGCCTTGTGACGAGTTGTACCCGATACATCAGTATGGGTGCGATACTGCCACCAACCAGGACCAGTGATACCACGACCTTTGTTTGCCGCGATGTCTTTCTCAGTGTCGTCTACGAAAAGCAGTTCGTAAGAGTTAGTGTCGCCACCCTTAATTACAAACTCAGCAACTGCACGAGGGGGTGTTCTACGCAGAACACTAGCAGCAGCAACTGATGCTGCAGTAGATCCCGCATAAGTTGTATGCAGTTCAATAGAGGTGGTTGATGTTACTGTTTTTACGATGTAAGCAACGCCAAGGATATCCAAAACATCACCAACTTCAACAGAGTCAGCAGCGTTTTTAGTTACTGTTGCATCACCATTGGTGACTGCAATAGTATTGGCGAAAGCCTTCCCATCAAGTTTTCCGTAGATAGACATGTTGCTCCGAAGACGTTTTCCTAATACTTATTTATAAATCATTCACCTTCGCGGGTGACCAATGCTGCTTTGACTGCTTCAAGAAGTTTGTCATCTGCAGTAGTCTTGGTCAACTTGACTGCTTTTTCCAAAACCAAGATGCAGATATCAATCAGCTTTTCACCGAGTTCTGCATCATCAGGAATCTTGG